CGATGCGGTCGGTATCGAACCGCACCGGCACGTCGAACTCGAATCCTGCCGTCACCTCGGCCCCCGGCGCCGGCGGATCGGCAAAGCTCACCAGCCCGGTCGCCACATCCACCACCCAGTCCACGCCGGGCGGCCGCACGTCGTTGCCCACCGCGACCTGCACGCTGCCGGCCACCGGCTTGTCGATCCCGCGCCAATAGACCTGATCGCCGCTGCCATAGCCCTTGCGCAGCGCAAAGACGCGCCGCACCCCGTCGCCCGTGCCCAGCCGCTGGTCCCCAGGCCCAACCGGCACCGATGCCGGCGCAGACCGATAGTCCGCCCAGTCCTTCCAGCGAAACCCGTGCAGCGCCCCCCCGCGCGCCTCGAAGAACGCCACCAGCGCCTCCAGATCGTCCAGCGCCCGCAGCCCCACACCCGCGTCATAGCGACGGCGCGAGCCTGCCCGGGGGCCGTTGCGCGCCTCGTGCCCGCTGGCCAGCGTGACGATTTCCACCCGCCGCTCCGGTCCGCCCGACGCCCCGAAACTCAACGCCGGCGGAAACCGGACCTCGTGAAATGCCATGTCCTGTACCCCGCCTGCCCGTCCGCCTCAGCCGACCCGCGCGCCCCGCTCCAAAAGCCGCGCCATCGCCCCCGCGATCTGCGCCTCCGACCGCCGGAACCCCTCCACATCCGGCGTCGTGACGTTGATCACCACCGACACCGGCCCGCGTCCGCCCCCGTCCGCCCGCACCCCCAGCTGCCCGTCGGCACCACGTGCCAGCGGCAGGATCGCCTCCGGCCCGGCCTCGCCCATCAGCCCCATGCGCCCGCCCCGCATCGGAAAGGCCACGGGACCAGAGACAACACCCCCCTGCGCAAAGGGCATCACCCGCCCCTGCGCCAAGCCACCCCCGGCGGCAAAGGGCAGGAACGCACTCATCGCTCCCTGAATGCCGCGCGCCAACGCCCCGCCCACCGCGGTCTGGATCGGCCGCATGGCCATGGAATAGACGCCGTCCGCCATCGACCGGCCGACCATCCGCAGCGCCTCCGACAGGCGCAGCCCGTCGAACACCACCCCGTCAAATGCCCGCCGCAGCCCGCCGCCGATCCCGCGCGACAGCGTGTCCACCTCGCGCCCCGTCGCCGCCAGCGTCCGCCCCATCGCCGCCAGCTCGCCCTCGAAGGCCGCGGCCATCCCGCCCGCACCCGCAAGCGCCACTTCCAGCGCCGCGATCCGCTCGGCCATCTCGTCATGCCTGCTCATGCACCCCTCCCTTCGGCGCATCCGGAAACCGCGCGGCCAGTTCCGCCAGCCGCGCCCGCGTCAGCGGCGGCGCGACCGGCTCCAGCCCCAGCATCAGCCGCAACTCGGCCGGGCTCAGCGCCCAGAATTCGGCCGGCCGCAGGCCCAGCCCGCCGATGCCCGCCCGCATCCAGCCGCCCCAGTCGAACCGCCCCGACGGCACTGCACCCGACGCCACGCCGCGACGCGAGCGAAACACGGCCGCGTCCATCACGCGCCCCCCGGCCCGGCAAAGGCCCGCGCCAGCAGCTCCGCCGCCACCCGCGCCGCGCCCACCGGCCCGCCGGCGATCTCGGCCCGCAGCAGGTCCGCCGCGCGCCCCTCCCAGCCGCCGCCGCGCAGCCCCGCCACGATCAGCGCCAGCACGTCGCGGCTCGACACCTGCCCGCCCTCGAACCGCGCAACCAGCGCCGGCAGGTTGTCCGCCCCCAGCCCCGCCTCCAGCTCCGCCAGCGCCCCCAGCGTCAGCTTCGCGACATGCGCGCGCCCGTCGATGACGATTTCCACCTCGCCCGCCTGCGGATTGGCCATCCCCGCGCCCCCGCTCACAACGGCGAAAAGCTCAGCGCCCCGGCCGAGGCCAGCGCCATCTCATAGGTCGCCTCGCCATTGTGGCTGCCGGCATATTCGAGCGACGTGATCTGGAACGGCCCCTCGACGATGCCGAAGTCCGGCAACACCACCTGCAGCGCCGGCACCTCGCCGTCAAAGAACACCTGCCGCGCCCGCGCATCCGTGTCCGCATCCCGGAACACGCCCGAGCCCGAGATCGACGCGGCCTTGACCCCCGCCCCCGCCAGCAGCTCCCGCCATCCCCCCGGACTGTCCAGGTTCGTGACCTCCACCGTCTCGGCGTTGAAGCTGACCCGCGTCGCCCGCAGCCCCGCGATGGTCACGAACTGCCCCTCGCCGGACATGTCCATCTTGATCAGCAGATCCTTGCCGTTCTGCGCCCCCATCGGCACACCTCCCAAATGAAACTATCAGCCCCCTGCCCGCCCGGCACGGTCCTGCGCGCAATTCTTCCGATCCTCGCTGCGCTCCGGTCGGATTGCGCTTCACCCGACCGACACGTCCTCGACCCGCGCGCGATAGCTCAGGTCGATCCGGCGCACCTCGGCCCCGTCCGAACCGCGCAGCCGCCGCGCCTCGGCGCGCTCGAACCACAGCGCCACCAGCCGGCCGCGCGCCAGCGCCGGCAGGGGCGGCGCGGACAGCGCGTCGCCCACCGCAACGGCCACCGCCTTGGCGCCCCGGAACCCGGCCGCGTCGGTGACCACGCTGATCGTCAGCCGGTGCTCCGCCCCCGCGGCCGTCCCGTCCGAGGCATCGCGCACCCGCTCCTCGCCCAGCAGCACGAAGGTGCCCGGCGGCGTGCCCGGCGGCACGGCGTCATGGACCGCGCCGCCCACCAGCGCCGCCAGCGCCGGATCGCCCGCCAGCCGCGCATAGATCGCCGCCTGCAACGCCTCGCCCTGCGCATAGCTCATGCCGGCACCTCCTCCTCGGCGAAACAGGTCAGCCAGGCCCCGCGCCCGTCCGCCTCCGCCACCGCCCGGATCATCCAGACGCGGGCCCCCTCGCGCAGCCGCTGGCCGGGGCGGGGGCGGGCCGGATGCCCCGCGGGCATCGCCCGCAACACCAGCCGCCAGGTCGTGACGCCCAGCGCCACCGCCTCGGCCCCGGACCGGCCTCGCCCGACACCGGGCCGCAGCGCCGCCCAGACCACCGCGCGCGCCTGCCAGCCGGGAACCCAGCCGCCCGCACCGTCGGCCACCGGCACCGGCGCTTCCAGCACCAGCCGCCGGTCGGGAACCGGGGCCCTCATGCGCCCTCCCCGCCGCGTCCGGCCCGGCCGCCCAGCACCCGGACCGTGCGCCACCGCTCGATCAGCGTCGCGACGCCGAACGGCACCAGCCCGCCCGCGCCATGCCCCGCACCCATGTGGCGCTCCTCCCAGTAATGCGCGGCCAGCATCAGCACCGCTCGCGCCAGGTCCGGCGGCAGGTCGCCCCAGGCCGGCCCGAAACCCGCGGTGAACACCAACTCCGCCCGCCCGCCGCGCGGGATCGACGGCAGCAGCGCCCCCCGCGCCAGCAGCCGCGGCCGGTGCGTGTCCGGCTCCAGCGCATAGCGCCCGGGGTCTGCCGGCACCGCACCACCGTCACGGTCGCGCAGGCTCAACGAGACGACGGCCAGCACCGGCGCCACCGGCAACACCTGCACCGCGCCGTCGTGCCAATGGTTCAGCACCAGCCGGAAATCGCGCGCGAGCAACACCTTGCCGGTGCGCGCCTCGATCGCCGCCAGCGCCGCGCGCAATGCCGCCTCCAGCGCGGCCGCCTCGACGGCCGCCCCCGGCGCCGGATCGCCCCCGGCCACCTCGGGCAGCCGCAAATGGGCGCGGAAGGCGTCCAGCGGCAGCGCCGCCGGCGCCACCGCGCCAAGCTCGGTCAGGATCATGCTTTCCCCCTTGCGCCGGCCGGCCGTCCCGCCGGGGCGCCGGCCCGCCCCCCTTTGCCGTCTGGCGCGCGGGCCCCCGCCCGCGCGCCCGCCGCATCACTGTTCGGCGAACTTCAGCAGCTTGATCGCCTTGAAGTCCGACACGTCGCCGCCCACCCGGCGCGTGGCATAGAACAGCACGTTCGGCTTGGCGCTGAACGGATCGCGCAGCACCCGCAGGTCGGGGCGCTCGGCGATGGTATAGCCTGCGCGGAAATCGCCGAAGGCGATGGCAAAGGCGTCGTCCGCGATATCGGGCATGTCCTCGGCGATCAGCACCGGATAGCCCATCAGCCGCGCCGGCTGCGCCGCCGCCAGCCCGTCCGACCACAGGAACCGGCCGTCGGCGTCCTTCATCTTGCGCACCGCCCCGGCGGTCTTGGAGTTCATCACGAACACCGCCCCCGCCCGATAGGGCGCGGCCAGCGCATAGACCAGGTCGACGATGGCGTCCGAGGCGTTGTTGGCGGCGAAATCGCCGTCCGCGCCGGTGGCGATGTAACCCAGGCTCTCCCACGCCCACGACGCCTCCGGCACCGCGTCATGGGTCAGGAACCCGCGCGGCTTGCCGTTGCCGTCGCCCAGGATGAAGGCCTGCGCCTCGGCGCGGGCGAAACGGTCGGCGATGCGCTGCGCCAGCCAGCCCTCGATGTCGAAGGCGCTGTCATCCAGAAGCCGCTGGCTGGCCTTCGGCATCGCCGACAACTCGTGCAGCGGGATCGAGATGCGATCGATCAGCGGCGCCACGCTCGGATCGGGCGCTCCGGTCTCGGATGCCCAGCCGCTGCCCATCTCGGTATGATCGACCAGCACGTCGAAGGTCGTCGCCTCCACCGTCACCACCGAGGCGATGGACCGGATCGAGGCACTGGCATGCAGCACCCCCCGGATCGCCTCCGATGTCGCCGGATCGACCAGATACCCGCCGTCCGCGGCAACTGCCGTGCTCATCCCCTTGCCTTCCAGCGCCAAAGACCGCAGCCCCTCGTCGTCGCCGCGGCGCAGATAGGCGTCCAGCGCGCTGCGGTGCGGGGCGCCGGCGTCGGCGGCGATGGACAGGGGCGGCCGCGCCACCCCGCGATGTTTCGTCTCCAGCATGGTCAGTCGCTCTTCCTGTTGTTGCAGCCTGTTGCGGATGTCGTCCTGAAGCGCGGCGAATTCGCCCACGAACCCGCCCAGCACCGCCCCGATGCCGGCGCCGGACCCATCCCCGCCCGCCGCCGACGCGTCCGTCTTCGTCCTGCTCATCGCCCGGCCCTCCTCGTCCCGGTTGTTGCGCGCCCCGCCAGCGCCACCCGCGCCGCCCGGCAGGCGCCGGTCAGCGCCGCCAGAACCGCCGTCGCCTCGGCCCCCTCCGCCGACCCGTCGCCGGGCTCGGCCTTGGCCGCGACCCGCGCCTGGGGCAGCATCGGGAAGGTCACCAGCGACACCTCCCACAGCTCCAGCTCCAGCAACTGCCGCCGCCCCTGCCCGTCGCGCACCGCCCGCCGGGTGCGATAGCCGATCGACAGCCCGTCCACCGCGCCCGACGCCACCAGCGCCAGCGCCTCGCGGCCGCGCGCCACCTCGGTCAGCAGCCGCCCCTTCACGAACAGCCCGCGCGCGTCCTCGCGCAGCTCGTCCCAGACCCCGATCGGCTGGGCCGGGTCGTGCTGCCACAGCATCTTCACCCGCCGCCCCTCGGCCGCGAGTGCTGCAAGCGAGGCCCCGTAGGCGCCCGGCATCACCACGTCGCCGCCCTTGTCGGGCACGCCGAACAGGCTCGCATAGCCCGTCAGCACCGCCCCCTCGCCCAGTGCCAGCGCCCCCGGCGCCGCGCCCGCCACCGGCTGGAACTTGCGTTCCAGCACCGCGGCAGCGTCCATCCCTTCACCTCCGCCCATCGGCTCACCCCTTTCCCAGACCGGCCAGGAGCGCCGGCAGAAACTGCGACAGCACCGCCGCCGCGACCCCGTAAACCGCGATCCACAAACGCTTTTCCAGACGGTCTAGGGCGACGTCGATGCGCTCCAGCCGCCGCTCCAGCGCCAGCCAGCGCTCCTGCGAGACGCGCTCGTTGGCGTCGATGCGCGCCTGCGTCGCGTCGAAACTGTCGTAAAGGTATCGCGACCCGCCGACGCCCCCGCGCCGCGCCCCGCTCATTCGTCCTCCGCTACCCGCGGCAACCCGACCAGCAGACGCTTCTCGGCCTCGGTCAGAAAGCTTGCCTCGTCGATCCGCCGCCAGTGCTGGTCGCGTTCGGCCGCGAGCGCCGGCACCTGGTCCAGGTCGGGCCGCACCGCCACCGGCGCGCCATCGAACCCCGACAGCCAGTGCGCCAGCGCATCCAGCACCCGCCCCGCCAGCGGCAGCACCGTCAGCCGGTAGAAGGCGCGGTTGGCCTCCTGGTAATTCGCATAGGTCGCGTCGCCGGGGATGCCCATCAGCATCGGAGGCACCCCGAAGGCGATGGCGATCTCGCGCGCGGCGGCCTCCTTGGTGCGCTGGAACTCCATGTCGCTGGGCGAGAACCCCATCGGCTTCCAGTCAAGGCCGCCTTCCAGCAGCATCGGCCGCCCGGCGTTGCGGGCGCCCTGGTGATGCAGCTCCATCTCCGACACCAGCCGGTCGTACTGGTCCGCCGACAGCGTCCCCTGCCCGTCCGCGCCGCGATAGACGATCGCACCCGAGGGCCGCGCGGCGTTGTCCAGCAGCGCCCGGCTCCAGCGGGCGGCGGCGTTGTGCACCTCGATCGCCGTGGCCGCGGCCTGCAAGGGCGAGAGCCCGTAATGATCGTCGCCCGGATGATAGCTGCGGATATGGCAGATCGGCGCCGCGCCCGGCCCGTCGCTGCCGGCGGCGAAACGGTGCTTGCGCGACCCCACGCTGTATTCCCACCCCGCCGGCCAGCCGTCCGGGCCGGGGATCACCCGCATCCGGTCGGCGCGCAGCACGTGCAACTCGTCCGGCAGCCCCGCGCCGTCGCCCGCCGCCCCGCCCACCGCCTCGACATAGGCATTGCCGGTCAGCAGGTACTGCGCATAGACCGCATCGAGGAAATCGGCCTTGCCCTGCACCGGGTTCGGGCGACGCAGCAGCGCCAGCACCGGGTGCGCCTCGTAGCGCCGCTCGGCATCCTGAACGACCAGCGGCAGCGCCGCCGCCGCCTCGGCGATCAGCCGCACCGCGCGAAAGCCCACCGGATTGCCCTGGAACCCCGCCCGCACCAGCGTTCCCGGATCGCGCCCGCCGGGTGCGTGGCCCCCGACAACCCCCGTCACCGTCATCGGCAAGGCCCCCGGCCCGACCCGTCCCGCCACCAGCGGCCCCACGGCCGAGGCCTTGGCCTCCGGCGCCGCCCCCTCGGGCCGCGACCGCTTGAGAAATCCGAACACCATCCTGCCCCGCTCCTGTTGTTCCCGCACCCGTCACGCGGCCCTTGTGCAAGGGGGGCTTGACTTGCCCACCGCCAACCGGCCCCCTGCCCCGATGCGCCAGCCCTTCACCGCCGGCACCAAGCGCACCACCTGCGTCGTGACGCTGATCCTCGTCCTTCCGCTGGGCGCCGCACACCTGTGGCTGCTCGTCGTCCTGTGGCAGCGCGTGACCCTCGGCCTTGCCCCGCCCGGCGGCGCGCTGGCCATCGGCGCGGTGATCGCGCTGCTGGTGCTGCTGGCCTACCTGCCCTTCACCATCCTCGCGCTGAGCATGCTGCGCCTGCGCGACCCGGTGCTCGAGATCGGCCCGAACGGCCTGCGCGACCGCCGCCTGTCGCCCGACCTGATCGGCTGGGACCGCATCCGCTGGTCCAACATGTCCACGCGCGGCTTCAATCAGGTCACCCGCACCCGCACCCGCATGCACGAGGTGCTGATCACGGTCGAAGGCCGCTTCCGCCCGCCGCTGTATCTGTGGCCGATGGCGGCCTTCTACCGCCTTGTCGCCACGCACCCCTGGCCGGTGCTGTCCTTCGGCACCGGCCTGCGGTCGGACCAGATCGCATCGCAACTCAGCCGCTACAAACCGCCCGAACGGCCGAATGGACGCTGACACGGCAACCGAGGTCCAATCCCGGCCAACCATCCGGCACCACGCCTGCCACAACTCCCGCCCGTGCGACCAGCACGGGCCGCGCCCGACCTCCCCCCGGGAGGGCGCGATTGCGATGTCCCAAGTGCAAGAGAGCGAGTCCGGGGCCTCGGGATAAAGCGCATCCATCGGCCGTTGTGCCGCGCCCTCCCAAGGTCGGTCGCGGCCCTCATCACTCAAATCTCAAGGAAGCCGCACAGAACCGTCTGTTCATTCGCCCGAGTTTCCCACCCCCCTCACAACCCCCGCATCTGCGGCCGCCGCCAGACAGCCGCCGGGGTCACGATCAACTCGCTCAGCGCCCAGACCAGCGCGTCCAGCCGGTCGGGACTGCCGCGCCCGCGCCAACCCTGCGCCGTCATCAGCCGCATCTGGTCCTCCAGCGCCCGCAGCCCGGCCACGTGCCGGACCCGCCCCTGCTCGTAGAGCGCGGCGACCGGCTCGGCCCGCGCGGCCTTGCCGCGGGCGGCGCGCACCGCGCGATAGGGCACGGTCGGATCGATCTGGCGCACCACCGCCTCGACCAGGTCGCCGCCCTGGTTGACCTCGGCCACCAGCCGCTCGGCGCCATGCCGGTGCAGCGCCGCGATCGCCGCGCGCGCCCATTCCGACGGGCTGGCCGCGCTGACCGAGGCATCCTCCAGCACCACCGCCCGCCACTCGCCGGGCGGGCCCTGCGTGACCGCTCCCACCACCACGATCCCGCAATCGTCGCTGGCAGCGCCGCCCGTCACCGGCGGATCGACCGCGACGACCACCCGCGAAAACTCCGGCAACCGCTCGCCGGGCCGCACCCGCAGCCCCTCCAGCATCGGCACCGACCACAGCGCGCCCTCGATGTCGTCCAGCAGTTCCCCGTCCAGCTCCTGCCGCTCAAGCTGCGTGCCGGCATAGCGCGCCCGCACCTCGCGCAGGAACGACGCCGCCAGCCAGGCCCGGTTCGCCTCGGTCCGGGCGTGGGTGACCAGGGTCGACGGCGCCTCCAGGATCGCCTTCAGCACGGGTGCGTTGCGCGGCGTCGTGGTGACCACCTGCCGCGGCGAATGCCCCATGCGCAGCCCGAACTGCAGCATGTCCCACACCTCCGGCCCGCGCTTCCACTTGGCCAGCTCGTCGGCCCAGGCAGCGTCGAACTGCGGGCCGCGCAGCGCCTCCGGCTCATGCGCCGAAAACGCCTGCGCCACCGCGCCGTTGGGCCACACGAGCCGGCGCCGCGTCGCCTCCCAGCGCGGGCGGCGGTCGGGCGGACAACAGGCGATGATGCCCGACGGCCCCATCACCATCACCTCCAGCACCTGGTCGAAGGTCTCGCCGACCAGCGCCACCGCCTTCGCCCGCCCGGGGTCGAGCGGCCGCGCCCCCTCCACCTGCGCCCGCACCCACTCGGCCCCCGCGCGCGTCTTGCCCGCGCCGCGCCCGCCCAGGCACACCCAGGTCCGCCAGTCCCCGCCGGGCGGCAACTGGTGCGGCAGCGCCCAGAACTCGAACAGCCAGGGCAGCGCGACCAGCGCCTGGTCGCTCAGCCCGTCAAGCAGGCTCTCCTGCAACTCCTGCGGCGCGCAGACGAGCCAGCCGGCTGCCGATCTCAGCGCGGGCTGCGGCAAGATCGAGGGCCCCGCCCCCGCCATCGGTGTCGGATCGCTCAAGGGTCTGCCTTTCGTGCAGCGCCGCCCCCAGCGCCTTGCGCAGGTCACGCACGGCGGCGGCCATCTCGGCGGCGCGACCGAATTCGCCGCGCTCGACCCGCTTCAACGCGTCGTCCAGCGACCGGGCGACGGAATAGAAAAGATGATCCGCCTCGGCGACCAGATCGGCCCCCTTCGGCGGTGCCCCCGTCGGGGGTCCGTCGTCGTTTCTCAAGCATGCCCCCGGACCGCTGACCGCCCGCCCGCCCGTTCGTCCGTCCGTCCGTCCGTCCGTCCGACCGGGTGCGGCCATGAAAAAAGCGGCGGTGGGTGGCCCACGCCGCTTGCGGAATTCATCCAGCTTGCCGGTTTTCTACACGAGACCGTCCGCCGGGTCAAGAAGAAAATCCCACCGAACCACCGCTCGATGGGAAAATATTCTGTTAACCCTCGGCTAGTCGCGCCGAACCGGCAGCTTTGCCGCCACAAGCGGCGCGCGCAAGACCCGATGGCGCGTCTGCGCCCAGGGCGAGCGTACCGACAGCACCGGCCCCTCCGGCGTGGCGATCTCGACAAAGGCGAACTCGGGATCGACCACGCCATAGCCCAGCAGCACCCGCACGCCCGACACCTCGGACACCGACGGCACCGGGGCCACCTGCCCGTAGGGCAGCGACTGGTCCAGCGGCAGCGGCGCCAGCATCCGCCCCTCCAGCACCCCGCCGGCCCCCAGCCCGCGCGCATAGGGGATCTCCATGGCCTCCACCCGCATGCCACGGGGCACGGACGGCATGATCTTGGCCATCACATAGCCCCCCTCGGCATCCACCCAGCGCCAGCACAGATCCGGGTCCACGGTGCGCCGGCCGGTCCGATCCGTCGCGAACACCCGGTCGAACACGACGACCGGATGACTGCCGCGATTGCTCAGCCGGTACTCCGCCAGAACAAAGCCCTCGCCCGGCTGAACCGCGATCTCCAGCTGCAGCTGTGCCTCGTCGAACCCGTCCATCGTCCCGCCTTCCCCGCTCGCCGCCGCCTGCCGACCAACCCCGACCGCCCACAAAGCGGCCGCCCCCATAAGCCGCCGCCGTCCCCAACCTGCGGCCATCAGTAGTACGGGCGCTGCGGCAGGTTCATCTGATCCCTGATCTTGTTTTCGGTATGCGGATGGTCCTCGAATGGCGGCAGACCGACCGCCTGCAATTCGTCGTTGTCCACACCGTCCGTCTTGTTGTCGCTCCAGGTGCCGTTCTGGGCCTGCTCCACATGGACCAGCTCATGCGCCAGACCCACCGCCGGCGGGCGGCGCATCCACTCCTCCGATCCATCCTTGATCTGCAACCGGTCCGGGTTGTAATTGACCGTGCTGCCCGACCCCGGCCCCGGCGGACCGGCGCCATCGTTCTGCAGATGCCCCGCCATGGTCGCGCCGCTGACCGAGTTGCCCTTGTCCGGGTCCGTCTGCCTGATCGTCACCGGATGCGGGCTGGACAGGATCGAATCGATCAGGCTCTTGCCGTTCTCGGTGGCATTGATGATCGCCAGATCCTGCAACACCCGCTGGATGAACTCGGGCGAGCCCTCGATCGTCATGTTGTCGCCGACCTTCGCCGCGAAGCTGCCGTCGGGCAACTGCACCATGATCACCGGGCCGACCGCCACGGTCGGAAACCCCGGTGCCACCACCGCCGCCAGCCCGATCAGAACGGTCGGAAACCCCGTCGTGATCGCCCCGCCCTTGGCGGTGGGATCGCCCATCCGCGCCGCCGGAAGGCTGTTGATGTGCACCGTGGGCGAGCCGAAGATGATCGCGTCCACCGGCAGCGGCGGCGGCCCGATGCAGGCGCAGCGGTCGGTCTGGCGCGCGGCCGGCATACCGCCGATGAACACATTGAGCGAGGTCAGCGGAATGATCGGCAGCCCCGGCGGAACCGGGACCATCGAACACATGTGGAGATCGAACACTCGGGCCGCCGGCTGTCCGGGCATGACCGCACTCCTGACCTTCGAACCGCAACGATACGCAGGCCGGTCACGACTGGCAAAGCCTTTTCCACGGCGCCCCGGCCACCGCGCCGGTCAGTTGCCCCGCCGCTCGGCCTCGATCTGGCGCCAGCGGGCGACGTTGCGGTTGTGCTCGGCCAGCGTCACGGCAAAGGCATGCCCGCCGGTCCCGTCCGCGACGAAATAGATGTAGGGCGTCTCGTCCGGGTCCAGCGCCGCGGCGATGCTGGCCCGGCCCGGGTTGGCGATCGGCGTCGGCGGCAGGCCGTCGATCACGTAGGTATTGTAAGGCGTTGCGGCGCGAAGCTCGCTCTGGCGCAACCCCCGGCCCAAGGTGCCGCGCCCCAGCGTGATGCCATAGATCACCGTCGGATCGGTCTGCAGCCGCATCGGCACCCGCAGCCGGTTGACGAAGACGCTCGCAACCTGCCGCCGCTCCTCGGGCACCCCGGTCTCCTTCTCGATGATCGAGGCCAGGATCAGCGCCTCCTCCGGCGTGCGCAGCGGCAAGCCCTCCACCCGCCGCTCCCACAGGTCGGCCAGGATGCGTTCCTGCCGGGCCTGCATGTCGGCCACCAGCGCGGCCCGGTCGGCACCCCGGCGCACCTCGTAGCTGTCGGGCGCCAGCATCCCCTCGGGCGGCAACGCCGCCACCGTCCCGCTCAGGAACTCGGCGCGGCCCAGCGCCTCGACCACCTGCCAGACCGTCGTGCCCTCGGCCACCGTCACGCGGAACCGCGTATCGGGCTGGGCGGCAACGGCAAGATACTCGTC